TCCCTCTGGTAGCTTGTACTGACCTATATGGAATATTAACATCAAAGTTACGCAAAAGTCTTTCCACAAGGTCACCGCCATTGTTTGTTTCTGCTACTATTTTATCAGCATTCCAATCATAAAACAGATTTATAGCTTTCCTAGCCCACCTGTCAGGTGTCATTTTTCCACTTGCATCTTCCAAAACATAAAATCGTTTTTGGCGATCTTTGCCGACTACTACAATGCCTGTTTCATCAGAGTTTTCATTTGCAGTAACAGCAGGGTCAATAGCTACGATTATATCTGTGAGTTCTTGTTCTTCTTGTTCGCTCATTCTTGTTTTTTCTATCATAGGAAGATTCCACAATGCACCATCTATTGATTCAATGACTTCAGCGAACAATTCTTGCCTACCTAAAGTTGTGCCTTCATATCTTTCTTTTAGCATCTGTAAAGCAGATTCAGCTAAGTTTTCTTCATTTTCAAATGTGCTGCCCCTTGTTACATGACAATCCTCTCTTTCAATCAAATCTTTTATTAGTTTGGTGGGCTTTGGGGTAGTTGTGATTACACACTGTGGGTTTTTACCTAGACGCAGACCAAACATAAGTTGGTCAAATGCTTCCGGATATCTCCATGCAGCCAACTCATCACACCATGCTCTATGAAACTGCGGTCCACGAAGTCTGTCTGGCTCTTGTGCTGCATATCCTGAAATTTTTGAGCCATTGTGCAATCTTATTTCCGCTGTTGATGAGGAGTAACCTTTGTAATCTCTAGTTTTTGCATAACACTCTTTTGGAATTATTGATATCAGACCGCTGTGTCCGCCAAAGCAAACTCTTCTTAAATCTCCATGAGTTGGAGCCACAACCGCACAATTCACATTAGGGTTTCTTAAAGCATAAAGAGCGATGTCTTGTGCACCTGTTCTTGTCTTGCCCCAACCACGACCAGCTAGAATAAGCCATATATAAAATTGTTCCTTTGGAGAAACTTGCTTTGCTCTAGCTGTTTTTAGCCAATCAGTGTACAGAGCTATCGTCTGCTTGTTGCCTATCTCTTGCAACTGAGTCAAGCAATTCCATAGCTTCTCTGAAGGCATTTTCTTCTGAGATGTTTGCATTAAGTTCTACTTTTTCTGTTGATTCTCCCAATGCAAGTTTAGCAAGTTTCTGAGCTGCTATTGCTGCATTGGCTAGTGCGTTTATTTGTGATGGTATAAAACTCTTTTTGCCATTGTTTATGTCGTCTGTATTTTTTCTTAAGTTCTGACCAACTGTAGCCATAAGTGCCTTTGCTAAGTTGATAGAAGTGTTATCAAATTTCTTTGATTCTTCGGATAAGTTCTTTGCTCTTTCTTGGTCTAGTTTTTGAGTGTATTCCATTTGGAACTTTTCTCGTTCAACTTTCCAACTTTCTTTATTAGCTACCCTGTATAAAGTTGATTTGGCAACTTTATGTTTTTTTGATAATTCGTCTAAAGAGTAAGTAATTCTTGCCCCTGTATCATCAGACAAGCCCTGAACAAATTCATTCCTTATCTTTAGTTTGAGATGCTCTGTAAGTTTTTGAGATGTGCTTTTTTTACTCATAAATTCTCAGAATTTCCCATAATATAATTCATAGTGCTGTCTATGTAAAACAAACTAATTTAATATTTATTCCGAAAAGGGTTGCTCTTTTTCTAAAATAAGCGATAATATAATTATATAAATTGAAGGTAATATAAAATGAGAGCTAAATTGATAACCCTTGAAGTCCGATTCTGGAACTTCTTAGATCGTTTTAACTTGATTATAGGCATGCTTGTGTTTGCAGGTGGCTGCCATACTTTCAATTATCTTTTAACTTTAATTAATGAGGTATTTTAATGAGTATTTTAAATAAAAGTGATGATGTGATGATTGAGGATAACTCAACATTGGACTATTTCCAAATAAAAGAGATGCGTCAAATTACAGAGTTTAATGCTAAAGGTAATCACTACTATTTGGAATTTATTATTTGGGAAGAAATGAAGTCTAAATTAGATGGTTCTATTTCTAAGCATTACACCAAAGCAATAAAAAATTGGGATGGTAAAGAATCAACTAAATATGATGTTCTTAGCTCTTTGACTAACGAGCTTGAAGAAAGGAGGTTAGCGTAATGGCAGGAGTACATGGCTCAGGGGTTTGTCCTAATTGTAACAACCAAGATGCAGATGCATTTTGGGATAGCAGAAATGGAAATAAAATCTCTTGTAAAGAATGTGGTTATGATTCTGATTGGAATATGAGTGAGTCGGACAAGATGAAGATTCAGCTCAGGAAATTATCCAATAAAGGATTATTTGAAGTTCATCATTTCATATCTGAAATGCTTGAGTATAGATTGGAGCAAGAAAAAAGGATTATTCAAAGAAGGGAGGAAGCATGATTGTCCAGTTTTATAATGCTTATCAAATGCGTAGAGTGCCTTGTGGTGTTAGACGCTTTGTTGTCAAAAGGGTTGGTCATAAATGGGTACAGTTGAAAGAAACTAATAGCCCAAGATGGACTAGAATCAAAAGGAAAGTTTGGAATGAGATTATGGAGTGTCCAACTTTCAAAATAATACAGGAGTAATAATGGATAAATTAGTATTGGAAAAGTTGCTGCATCTTTATAAGTTAGTACCGCAAAAACCAAATAGTAATTTGTACGATGGGAATGTTATGGAAATCTTACCCAAAGGTCTTACTCAATTACAAATCAAGTCAGATAGCTCATGGGATAAGTTTTTGTCTAATATTTCTGTGCCAAGAAGTATGAAACAAGATGTACCTGTTTTACTAAAACCAGAAATCGCCAGAAAAAAACTCAAAGAGTTTTCTGATGAGATTCAAAGGGCAGGAAAGTTTTATTATGACTCAAGCTATTACGAACACATAATTTCAGAGGAAGATTTCAGTAAACTCTGTCAAGAGGTTCCACAAGTTTTGCCTTACGAATCTACTTTTTTGCAAGTAGCTGCCCCTCACGCAACTTATGATGGCATGACTTATAATATTCTTATTAAAGAAGTCACAGAGGATTCTACTGCAATAAGGAATGCAAAGAGTCACGGACACTTCAACGAAGTAAATAAGTATTTCTCACTAATTTGTTTCACTTATTTTCATAACAGGAGAGTTTTTAACTTTAATCCTATAACAATGCATTACTGTTTGGGTGTTCATGGTTCAGTGCAAAAAGATAAAAATGCCATAACCAATATTGATGACTATGCTAAAAAAACAAAAGATGTCCCATTTACTTTTTGGATTGATCATGAGTGTTACGAAAATAAAGATTGGCAAGATTTTTATGATGATTCAGAAGATGAAAATGGAGTCTTATCAAATCCAATGTTAAATACTGAGGTATCAATTTATGGTGGTATGTTGCAAATGCTTTTCGTTTTGTTGGCTTATCCTCAACTATGCAAACAGGAAGAAGTAAGAGGGAAGAAACCTATGGTCTTTGGTAGTATGACTCCCTTCAAGGATTCCGAGCTGAGAAGAAAGCCGACTTGGGAGCATAAAACTTTAGTGGTTAATCTTACAAAAGAGGAAAAGCAGATCATAGACGAGGCTAGAGAAAGCGGAGTACAAGGTAAAAGATTCCATGCAGTCAGAAGTCATGTACGAAGATTGGCTTCAGGAAAAATGACGATAGTAAAATCGCACTTTAGAGGAGATAAATCTTTAGGAGTCATTCAAAAGGACTATAAAATAAAATAATAAATATTCCAAAAAGGGTTGCTCTTTATCTAAAAATATGCAATAATATAATCATAAATTGAGCCGAAAGGCAGGAGATAAAATGAAAAAAGAAACTTACAAAATAATCAAAAACTTCTACTCAAACGAAGAAGGCAAAATAGCTGCAAATGGTATATCCTCAAATGATTGTCACTTGCTTTGCGATAGATCATACAGGTCTTTGAGAGGCAATGGTCTTTTCGCAAACAGTTATCTAAAACAATCAGAGGAAAAAGCATGGGGTAATGATTCAGTTGAAAGCTCTGCGAAGGGAGCATTTCTAGATTATCAGGACATCGTAAGATGGAAGTCAAATGGAAGAATACCTTTTGGGGATATGCTTCTGGACTTTTTCTATGCAGGGTACATTACTAAAAAGCAACTTTTAGAATCAGCTGCTATCCATGAAAGAGATAACGACGATTTTTGGAGTACTGTTGAAGTTAAAAAATCAATCTGTCCTGAAACAGGCGAGGAGCTTTTTAACTTCGTTCCGAAAAGAGATGAAGATGGCTTTTTGGTTCATGCAGAGAATTGTGTTGACTATAACGGATTTGGAGATTTGGCATAATGGAAAAGTTTGACTTTGAAAAAGCTAAAGAGATTTTCCTGCAGAAAGCAGGAAAGTCTTATCAAAAAATACCTAGCAAAGAATATTCATCTGCTCGTATGGGTGGATGGATAATAAGAGATGTTGAAGATATGTATATTGGATTCGTTGGCTATAGGGGAGATACCCAAGTTTTTGACTATATGCCTCAAACTGCTGAAACAGTGCAAGATAATAGATTCTTTAAAAACAAAAAATGTTAGATAAATATAGAATCAAAAATACCACCAGAGAAGTTACTGTGTGGTATATCAAAGAGGGTGTGGCTTTCGTCACGGAAGAAGAAACAGGAAAGAGTTATAATATTTCCGCAGATAAAATACAGGAGTTTTATAAATGAGCATTGAACACTTAAACAAGGCTTTGAAGGTTGAAGGCTTGAAGCCTACTGCAAAATTTATACTTATTGTCTTAGCTAATTATGCCGATGAAAAAGGAACTTGTTATCCATCGTATCGTCACATTGCCAATATCGTTGGCTTAAAAGATACAAAAGGAGTGCAGCGTACTATTAAATCTTTAGCTGATATGGGCTTACTTAAGATCAATAACAGAAAAAATGATAGTGGTGGAAACACAAGTAATCTTTATGAACTTACTATGGGTTCAGAAACCCCCACCCCCTTGTCAGCCCCTCCCCTCAGGGTTACAGAACCCTCCAATACTAAAGAAGATACAAAAGAATATATATCATCATTCCAAGAGTTTTGGAAAATATATCCAAGAAAGATTGGAAAGAAACAAGCTAGTAAGATATTTGGAAAATATGACGAAAAACATTATGCGAAGATCATTCATGGAGTTAGACTTTTTGCACAAGAAAATAAAACCACAGAAGAAAGATTCATACCACACCCTTCAACATGGTTGAACCAAGAGCGTTGGATGGATTGGTTTGAAGAAACTGATGGTCAATATGTTTTAAAAATAAATAAATTGAATAACCTCGCAGGTTAGGAGTGGAAAATGAATGAAAGACCAGAAGATCATGGAATCAAGCTGAGAAAGTTTGATCATGGAACCCAAAAAGTAAAATGTCCCAAATGTCAGCCACCGCATAAGATGTCTGACAACCCATTGAGCGTAACAATTAATGAGGAAGGCACAGTATGGTTTTGTCACCATTGTGACTGGAAAGGTAGTTATTTTACTAACAGTAACAAGATGTATATTCCAAAAGAAAAGGTATATCAAAAACCAGAAGTCCCTAACAGCAATGCCAAAAATACAACCTATCAATATTTTAAAAATCGTGGCATTGGGGCTACTGTTGTAGATGAATTCAAAATATTTGAGGACAAAGGTTGGTTTGGGTTCCAGTACTTTGATGAGCATGAGCAAGTTTTAAATATCAAATATAGAAACAATGGAAAAAACTTTAGGCAAACACAGGGAGCAAAACCTTTTCTGTTTAACTACAACAAAGTAAAAGAAGCTGATGAAATAGTATTTGTGGAAGGAGAAATGGATGTCTTGAGTTGTGCAGAAATCGGTATGTTAGCTACTACCTTGCCCAATGGTGCACCAAAAGAAGCAAAGTTTAATGACAAAGATGCTAGATTCAATGCTTTGGAAAACTGTCCCCTTAGTGCAAAAAAAGTTATCCTCTTTACTGATACAGATACCGCAGGTAAAGCCTTACATAAAGAATTGCTACATCGTTTCGGCAAAGATGTTTGTTGGTATGTCAATGTGCCTGATGACTGTAAAGATGCAAACGATGTTTTGGTAAAACATGGAGCAGCGAAATTAAAGAAAGTCATAGATGAGGCAATACCTTATCCAATTGATGGTCTTTACTCTGCTAACGATTACTATTCACAGATTCAAGATTTGTACGATGGGAACTATGAAAAGCCAATTGAAATAGGCATGAAAGGTTTAGATGAAATTTACAAAATAATGACTGGTACTTTTCATTGTATTACTGGCATACCAAATCATGGTAAATCTATTTTTTTAGATCAAATACTACTGAACCTAGCTTTAAATCATGATTGGAAGTTTGCAATCTTTTCTCCTGAACACTCAACTTCAATGCATATAAGACGATTGATTCAGATGTATTGTCGGAAGCCATTTGATGAAGGCTTTGAAGAAAGACTAGATAAAAAAGAATTAAATCAGGCTCTTGAGTTTATTCAGAGTCACTTCTACTTCATAGAAACAAGGGACAGTACCCCAACTGTAAACAACATATTAGATATCACAAAATCGTCAATATTTAAGCATGGGATAAATGGTTTGGTGATTGACCCTTACAACGAAGTTGATGCAAAAAGAGAGGGAAATGCAAGAGAAGATGAGCATATTAGAGATTTCATATCTTTATGTAAAAGGTTCTCAAGGATTTACGAGATCGTAACATGGGTTGTAGCACATCCTACTAAATTGCCTAAAGGTACTGATGGTGGTTATACCCCACCAACCGCATACGACATAAGTGGGGCAGCACATTGGCACAATCAGGCTGATGCAGTCCTTACTATTCACAGAGATTTTGATGAAAACACCACAAGTGTAATAACTAGGAAAATCAGAGAACAAGACCTATATGGCAAGATTGGAGAAGCTAAATTTATGTATAACTTCAAAACAAGGAGCTTTGACCCTTACACAAAAATGGTTGTTGGTGATTGGGAAGAAAATGTCACTTGGTAAATTCAAATAAGTCTTTTGCAAGGCTTTTTGATTCTTCTAAGTCTCTTAAAGAAACCAACTCAATTATATTAGAAAGTTCTTTATCCTTTTTTATGTTTTGTATTTTCGTGAGTCTGCCTTTCTTGAATTTTTCAGTTTGTTTGTCACCTCTTTGTTCGTGTCTTTTTTCTAATGTTGCAGCATCTCCTTCTAAAATTATTATGCGGATATCGTAATCCTGATTTAGAAGTTTTAAGTTATTAGCAGTAAAAAGACGATCACCTTCAAAAACAATGTTCTTATCACTCATAGCTACATAAGATTCAAAGTCCTTTTGAACTGCCATAGACAACTTATCTGTGCCTGCAAAGACCTCTCCTAAATCGTATATACCAAGTACGCTAGTTTCGCTTTTTGTGTCGTGATAACCCCTCAACAAACCCTTTTGAAATTTTTTGTTTGGCTTTAATAAGGACAAATAATTTCGCATAAGAGTAGTTTTGCCAGAAGCAGGTACACCACCGATTGCCACACATTTCATAATGTTTTGTAGTTTAAAGTGCCAGTATCTAAAAATACAGAAAATAAATCTTTTCTTATTTGTTTGCTTGCAGCTAACTTTGGGTGCAGAGTTTCTTCTCTACCATCCCAAAAAACTTGCCAATCAATACCATTCCATTCATCTTGCTCTACTTTCTTTATCTCCTCTGCCTGTCTATCTAAATAATATCCCAAATATCTACCATCTCTGTTGCGGAAGATTTTTTTAAAACTACAGAGCAAAGTTTCCATTTGATAAAAATTCATATCTATGTTGCTTTCATCTTTTAGCTCTTTTTTTAACCTAGCTGCTTGATGCTCTAAATAAAATATGGTGTTTGAATCAAGTTTCTGGTTGATCAAGTCTTCATGGCTAAGGGCATACAAAAGACCATTTCTATGTGATTTACTACCACTGTGGTCATTTAATTTAAGATTGTTCGGATAAATAGGCACTCCGACACATTCTTCTAAAGTTTGCAAATAGTACCAAGTAGAATACCTACCAAACTTATGCATATTATTGACTATACTCAGCCAAATATACTCAAAAGGCTTATTCATTAGTTTTTTAAATCTTGCTCTTTGTGTACCTTCAGGATTGTCATGCAAAACCCACCTTTTGTAACTAGCATATTGTTGAGGCAAATGCCCCTTATTCCATTTTGTGTCAGTTTGATATCTTAGCCTTTTGAAATTTTCATCATTCCACTTCTGCAACCTTGATTGATTGACTAACTCAAAATCAGGAAACTCATTCCAAATAATCCATGCAGTCGGTAAATGATAAGTTGTCCCATAAATCCAAGCGATCCAATATTTTTGCTCTAAATTATGTTCAAACCTTTTGAATAAGTAATTCAAAAGCCAAAGCGCAGGATCACAGTCGTGATTTTTTAAAGACCAACCACACCAATCTTTAAAGATTTGCTCACGACTTTGTTTTGTTTTTCCTAACATTTTAGTTATCAAAAACTTTGATGCACCCTCCTCTACCTTTTTTGAAAACTGCTGCATTTATTACAGGGTCTTTTAAATCATATATTCCGTCATGGAACGACTTGCCACCTATTAAAAACATGGATAACTGACTTTTAGACTTTTGTTCTCCAAGCATTTGAAAGCCAATACTTTCATAAAAAATAACTGCATCAGGTTCAGCAGAAACTCTAAAATATTTTGCTTTTTGGCTTATAGCGTATAACAAACTATATTCACAGAGTTTTTTGGCTATACCTTGCCTACGATATTTAGCAAAAGTATGAAGTAGTTGTAAATTAGCTACTAAAGGTTCTTTTTTTGAGATAGTCGTAATTATTGCTCCGCATAAATTTTTTTTGTGATAAAAACCTACGCAACTATTCCAGTATCTACCAAGATTAGCTTTTGAAACAAAAGTATGAGCAAACTTATCTCTTTCATCATCAGTGATTGCTTTTAAAAAATCGCTTTTTTTACACCTTGATAAACTCACGAGCCTTTTTACCTCTGCTTTTATCGTATTTACTATTTATCCATCCATTATACTCAGCGTAATTCCAGACAAAAGGTGGGAAACTAAAATCATAGGATTGAAGTATCTCAAAAACATTTGGACCATCGTTCAAAGCAGCTTCAATAAAAAGCTCAACAAATTTGAATTGATCAGCTATCTCCTTCTCTTTGACGCTAGATCTAAAACATCTGAATTCAATAGTTTTTGTGTGTTTCAAACAGTAAGTATTAATAGCGTAGCGGAATGGTCTGCCGATTGATACTCCATCTTTACCTGCAGCATGCAGTTTTATAAAATCTTCAAAAGAATGAGCCCTAGTCAGTATGTTTTTTATCATATAAGGTGGCATAGGACGACCACCATCATATTTCAGATACATTTTAGCTCCTTTAGATTTTTTCATTGGTAAGCCAGCATCATAAAAATTATAAAGGGCATTAATAGTTAGTTCTTGATTGATTCCGATGTATTTAATTAGCTTTTTCAATCCTTCAATATCTTCAATTAAATTTGGTATATGCACATGGAGATGACCATGATTGACACAAGAGGCACTAGGTGTATTACCTGATTGCACAAAAAGTTCATGCAATTCCATAATATTATTTACTTGCTCAGCCCATGTTAAAGTAGGCTTTGTATTTATCTCGCCCCCCATGCAAGGATCCAAACCAAGAGGATCACAGGCTTTATATTTGTGTGGCTCTTGAATATTCACAATATCTGTTTCAGCGTATTCCCATTTACCCAAGGATTCAGGTATTGAGATTCGCCTATCTATATCACCCCATTCAATTTCATAGCCCCAAGTGAAATCTTTTTTATCGTATTTCATTGTAAGTCCTCGTAAGATTCTCTAATCTTTACCACTTCTAAAATATTATTGATTGAACAATAATCATAGCAAGGTTCAGTTTTTGATATATTTTTCAAACTGAGCTTTTTAAGGATGTCTAAGGTAGAACCTACTAAAAGTGTATTTTCAGTTTGCGAAAAATACAAAGGTCTCTGCTCGTTTCTGAAAAAGTTTAATGCAGGTTCCTTTTTGTTTGTTAATACTACACAACTCATAGAGCCTTCTATCTTCAATGGGTGTATGCCTTTCAGCCAATGTAAAAGAAGAATTTCGCTGTCGCACTTAGAACTAAACTTCATGTTGTACTTAGCTTCCCACTTGCTCGGATCGCTTTGATCCACAACTCCATTATGTGCTAATGAAGTAGTCCCTTTGTAAACAGGCTGATTGTAAAGTAAGTCTGATGTGCTGTACCTACAATGAGCTATCAAGTTTTTGGTTTTAAAATCAGGTAAATCAAAAAGGTCAGCAGAATAAGGCACGATTTCATGTTTCAGTTTTCCGTCCTCAATCCAACTTAGACCAGTAGCATGTTTGCCCCTTATCATTGATTCAAGGAGTATTTCTTTAACTAAAGATTTATCAATAAAATTTTTAGATTGTAAGCCAACAACAGCACACATCACAGACTCAAACTGTCGCCTCTGTTTCTGGTTTGTGCTTTGAACAATTCTTCTTCAGCAGACTGACAATGATGCATTTTTTCTCTGTAATAACAGACAATTGACACTCTTTCATATGCTAGTTTGGCTTTTATTTCTGTATTAGCGTGATATTCATGCACATTGAAAAAACAGACATCTCCGCTTCTCACATCAAAAGCGACTCGGTATCTAGGTATAACAGTATATCCACCTTCGTATTTCCCTGCCTCTAATACAGCTAAGTTACCTAAACCCTCTTTGTAATCTCCTGCGTCCACATGCAAGGCAGTTCTAAAGTTTTTGTTCACTGTGATGGTCGTAAACACAGTATCTTTAATCAAGAAGTCTGAATTTGTCTGATCTGCCATGATTTTTTGAGCTTCATATCTTTCAGGGCATGATTCTTTAAAAAGCTCGTTTATTTTATGTATGTAAGGGTAGGCTTTTTTGAACTTATTAAAGTTTTTTTCATACCATGCAGTCTGTCTGCAAAAGGGAAATCTAGCATTTCTATCAAAAAAACCAACAATGCCTGAGTTTACTGTATTAGCTCTTGAAGTATTACTGAGTGTTCCGTCCTTTTTAATGCCTCTAAATCTTATTTTACTTAAATCGCCAATTTCCCAATCGTTTTGAGTTTCATTACTGATTATACCGCCTGCACTACCACGATTGTTTGTGGGAGCTGCTGCATCTCTCAAAGCTACATAAGCATCTTTACAAAGGTTTGTAGGTATTTTGTTTTTCCTAAAGAAGAATAAAGGCTCTCCATTTTCACCATATGCATCACAATCATCTCTGATTACAACATCATAATCAGATTCATCAATCCATTCTCCTTTCCTTTTGGCTACTTCTTCTTTTGTATAATGTGGTTCTAAATTAAAAACCTTCATTTTTCGCTGTCTTTTCAACTGCTTCGTAAACAGTCTCAGTTAAATTTTCTTTTGACCATTTTTCTCTAAGGAAAGCTACCATGTCTTGAAACTTTGGCTCAGTTTCTTGATTCAAAAATATATTGACCATTCTCACATTACTGGTCTGTAAGTCATCAAATTGTGAGGTGTCTATATCTGTTACAATCTCTTCTGGCTCTGTGAACTCAATCATATCAGAGGTCATTTTCTCAATTTCTTCAAACGAAAACCCTGTTTGATCTAGGTCATAATTTTGATCAGCAAGTTTGCCAAACTCCTCGGCAAGAAGTTCATTATCCCACTCTGAGAAATCTTGGCTTTTGTTATCCATAATCCTGAAAGCAGTTTTTTGAGCCTCACTAAGTCCTTCTGCTTTGTGCACAGGTACTTGTTCAAACCCTAACAACTTAGCAGCCTTGAGTCTCGTATGTCCTGCTAGGATTACCATATCTTCATCAACGATTATAGGAACTCGCCAACCAACCTCTTTTATACTCATAGCTACTTTTTCAATAGATTCTTTATTGTTTCTTGGATTGTTGGGGTATTCTTGCAAATCCTCAACCTTCATCATTTTTGTGTTGTATGCCATATTAATCTAAATAAAAATCGTTAGGTGTTACTAAGCCATCAGTGGCTTGGTATATTATATTTAATTCCTTTTTTCTTGGATATCTCTGTTCTAAAAGATATTTTGCTAAAGTTCCTTGCGGGAACTTGTGACCAGTTTTTAACTCAGCACTTCTGATAAACAGTTTTTGTGTAAGTTTATTTGCTCTCAAATATTCTTTTAATTTCATTTTTTATCTAAAAAAAAGGGTTAGAATTACTTTGTATTATTCCTTTTTGGGATTATACTAGACACACACTAAGTGTCAATTGAACTAAAATGAGGTATTAAAATGATAAATAATTCTTTTGAAGCACATGGTATAGACCACCTTTCAGCTTCATCTATAAACACTTATATTGACGACCCCAGTATGTGGGTTATGCGATATCTTTTTGGCTACAAGTCTGCAGGTAATCCTGCTATGTGGAGAGGAACTGCAATAGATTATGCAATAGGCTCATACTTTGGTTTTACTTCTGCAAGCACAGAAAGTATCAGCGATGCACTTGAGCTTTCTAAGAAACACTTCAAACAACTTTATGAAGATCAAAAGAGGTTCTTACCTGAACATAAGGTGGACTTAGATAAATATGTAAAAGAGCTAAAGAGCCTTAACAAATTTACCAACTCTGCTGTAAGTTTCTACCACAGTTTAGGCAAACCTACTGACTATCAAAAAGAAGTAAATTTACAATTAGAAGATTTACCTATCCCTATTCGTGGATATATTGATCTTCAATACAAGGACACTATTAGAGATATCAAAACGACTGCAAGATATCCTAATGATGTATCTTCCAATCATGCAAGGCAGATGTCTATTTATGCAAAGGCGGAAGATTGTTTATCAATATTGGACTATGTTTATGTGACCACGACTAAGCAAGAAGTGGTCTCAAAGCCTGTCACTAATGTTGATGAGCATATAAAGGTGGTTGAGAGAGTAGCATTATCAATAATGAAGCTCCTTGCCTATTCAAATGATAAATATGAAATAGCGTCTTTATTTTATCCAAACTTTGACGACTGGAAGTGGAGCGAAGATGAAATAAAGTTTGCAAAAACTATATGGAGTTAAAATGAAAGACTATTTAATTGAATGTATAAATGATATTGCCAATCTTCCTGACGAAGATAAGGTAAAAATTGGAAAAAAACTTTACACGACTGTTGATAAGCGTGTTCAGGTTTTCAGAAAGTACTTTGGCAGCTATGGAAGGATTACCACTAATGTAATCTTCAATGACTTAGAGCGTGTAGTGGTTGAAGCGACAATAGCGGTATTCATGAATAATGATTGGGTTATCGTCGGCAATGACTTTGCTGAGGAGTTCAGAAGTCAGGGACCAGTAAATAAAACATCTGCCCTTGAAAACTGTTGCACCTCTGCTATTGGAAGGGCTTTAGCGTCATGCGGTTTAGGTGGTGGTGAGTATGCCTCTTCTTTTGAGGTGGATAATGCCATCAACACCAAACCTTCTGCTCCTAATCTAAATGAGGGCTATACTTTTAGAAGCCCTAAAGGTTCAGTATTAGAGCATAGTGTAGATGAAACACAGTTCTTAAAAGTGTGTAGAACTTACATAGGCGACCCTACTGCTGATCAAAGCAAGGAACTCTTTCTTAAAAACAAAGAGGACATAATCACTGCTAAAGATAAGGCTACTAAAAAAGCTGACATTGAAGCGTATGGAAAACTCTTAGAGCTTTACCAAGAAGAAGATGAAAGCGAGTAGTCTTACTGATTATGTATTTTTATGTATGCGAGATGGCTCTTGGTGGACTTTTTGGGAACTTCAATCTGTTATCAAGGAGAAAACAAATAAGTTTTATGGAGAGCCTAGCATATCTGCAGCTATTAGGAATATTCGTAAATCGGAATACAGGTCAAGATATAAAATACCTACAAGCGTAGATGACCCTATTGAAAGCAAAAGGAAGGAAGGCACTAAAGCCAATTTATACAGACTCAACATCAATGGAGGTATGAATGAGTGATTTTGAAATGAAAAATAATAGTGGGAGTCTTTTCCATGAAACTAAAGTAACTGTTCCAAGAAAAGGCAAATTCAAACTAAATGATAAGGAAATATATGGAGCTATCCTTAAATACGAAGATAACAATGGTAATGAGAAATATGAACTCGTGGCTTCATTAGGTTTACTTCATTACAATCCGCCTGAAACAAAGCGAACTCCAACTACTCCTGACATTGGGGGAAAAATAACTTGGAAGGATAAAGTGTATAAGTGTGGTGGTTATGCCAATCAAACTTCTAAAGGAGTTGATTACACTAGCCTTAGATTTACTGAGATTGACGAGGACGGAAACCTTATCATTCCTGATAAAGAAGGCGATAAAGCAGCGTTTTAATGGACGAGCAAAACGAGTTATGGATAGATAAAATCCGCAAATATGCAAAGTCTATTGAAAACTCTGAGTTCCAAGTTTTCAAAGCAGAGGCAGACATAAAGCGTTTGAAGGCTAGACTTATGCTTCAAGCTACTGCGGAAGGGTGTAGGTCTGTCGCCTCTCAAGAAACTTATGCTGAAAACGATGATAGTCTTTACGAGGCAAGAATACATCTTGCTAAAGTGAAAGGTATGTTGTCAGGATTAAAAGTTCAATTAGACTCGGTAAAAATAGGTTTTGAGGAGTGGCGGACAAAAATGGTAAATGCAAGAGAGGAGCAAAAGAGATATGGTTCTTGAAAACTGGGTTGACAAAAATTATGGTAATGAATCGCTTTTATATTACAAACACACACCAAAAGAAAAAATAAATCATCATGCTGTGTATATTCTTTTCAAGGATAATCGTGCTGTTTATGTAGGAAAATCAAAATCCCCTTACCAGAGGATTAATAATCATGGTACAGAAAACAAAAAAGATTTTGATGCATTTAAAGTTTTAAAAGGTAGAGAGAATAGAGTGGATTATTGGGAAAGCTATTTAATTTATAAATTACAACCGAAATACAATCTTCATGGTAGAAAACATAAACATTACAAAAAGAAGTTTTTAAAAGTTTCTGATCCTTTTTCCAAGAGTGGTGTCTATTGGACATCACAGCTTTTGAAAGATTTGGAAGAATCAGAACAAAAGAAAAGAGTAAGATTGGTAGGTCGTCAGCTAAGAAATTGGAGCGGAATTGGTGAATGAAAGGGAGAAACCCTAACAAAGCAGAGAAAGAGCATATGAGCAAAGTTCAGCAGTTGGGTTGTATCGTATGTCGTAATCTTGGCTTTTTAGGAACACCTGCAGAAATCCATCATGTCTTTGGTAAAACTAAAAAACATACACATATGATGGTCTTGCCCTTATGTCCTTCGCATCATCGTTATGGTGGTTATGAGGAACCTATTAGCAGACACCCATACAAAGCTAGGTTTGAAGCTGCTTATGGCACAGAAAAAAACCTTTTAAAACAGGTTGAAAATTTATTGGCATAAAATGCAAGAATCTGTTGCCTTTTTTCTCCTCTTGGGCATAATTATAATTAATCTAATAAATTGAAGGAGATAAAATGAAAAATCTAAAACTAATACTAGAAAACCCTAATACCCAAACTGAGATAGTTCTTGGTTTCGTTGCTGATGAGGACGAAGCTAACGAAGTTGTTGATGCCATTGAGGAAAAGTGGTTTTCAGTAATTGATTCTAACCTTGATAAGCCAGTTGACATGCTAACTGATGACCCTGTTTTACTTAACTGGGAAGGTAGCGACATCTACTATATCAATTCTTATAACGAACACTTTTACCTTTAAGGAGCATAAAATGAAGAAAGACGAAGTATTCAAAAGGATAAGAGAAAAAATCTTAGAGCTAATGAAGAAAGAGGGTACAGACTGGACTAAGTCTTGGATTGCTACTGCAACTCCTCTTAACTTCTTAAGCAAAAAAGAGTACAGAGGCATCAATAATTTTTGGCTCTCTGTACAGGGCTTTGACTCAAATGAGTGGGGTACTTTCAAACAATGGCAGTCTAAAGGCTACCGCATCAAGAAAGGTTCTTCCGCTACTCCGATAATCTTTTCTGAGATGAGAGAAAAAACTTTAGACAGATTATCCGATGACGAAAAAGCTAGATACGAAGAAACAGGTGTAATGCCTAAGTTTTGGTTACTAAGAAGCTACAATGTTTTTAACGCTGACCAGATAGAGGCTTATGTAAGTGAAAATACTAAGGTTGATCATAAAGAAACTATCAGTTCTAAAGACTTAGAGGCAGTAATAAGGTTTATTGCTGCCACTAAAGCAGAGATCAAACACGAAGGCGATAGAGCTTACTATCATCAAATATTTGATGAAATAACTATGCCTGCTAAAGATAAATTCTTTTCTGATGAAGATTACTACTCTGTCTTATTGCATGAGCTAACTCACTGGACTATGCACGAAGATAGAACCAACAGACAAGATAAAGACCTAAGTTATGCACAAGAAGAATTAGTAGCAGAGCTTGGTTCGGCTTTTCTTTGCAGATTGTTGAATGTTTCAAAAACAGTTAGACCAGATCACGCTAAGTATCTCAATAACTGGATTGAAGCGATTGAGGATAGCGAGAAAGCAATGGTTCAAGCGTTTTCGGATGCACAAAAGGCGGTTGATTACTTAACCAAACTACAAACTAAAATGGAGAAGGCTGCATAAGCCTTCTCTTTTATTGAGGAGAAAAATGAAATACTGGAGATCAATAATAGAAAAGTTAGATGCCAAGTACGATATATCTTACGAAACACCTGTCAAAGACTTGCCAGAAATTATGTCTGAAGAAGATTGGAAACTTTACTCAATGGCTCTAAAATACCCAAATGGAAGATTAGAGAGGGTGTGATGGAAACTTTACTAGCATTCACAAGGGAACTTCATAACAGCGTTGATAAAGAAACTTTAGATAAGTTCGTTAATTCTTATCTAGACCTTTATGAGATGCTCAAGGATTATGAGGGCAAAGAAAACATTCATTCTTTAATTATGGATTTACTCCATGAAGAAATACAAATTAGAAGGGATGAAGAATTACAAGGGAGATTAGGAGTATGACTCAATACAGACATTTAGTACAAGCAAGGCGAGAGCTTCTTAAAAAAGAAAAGCAAGGCAATGAGGTGTATCAGCTACTTTGGGATAAAGAAGGCTCTCATACTTATTATATGAATGGCAAGATAGTAACTGAAAAAGACAATCAAATAACTGTCAAATATCAAAAATCTAGGTTAGAATTTTAGAAGGAAAAAAGACCTCATCTAGTGATATAATAATCACGAAAATATTTTTTCATATTTTTTTCCTAGTTTAAGAGCGGTAGAAATACCGCTCTTTTTTTTATTTTGATTCGCTTTGATACTTGATGTTTAGACCTGCTAAAGTACAAAGTCTATTTTTTTCATCTAAGCCTTTCTGAGTTATCTTGAAATGACCTTTATCTTCTTCAACGAAATTATCTTTCAATACATCTACTAAATCTTCCTCAGTCAGCTCTTCTGCGAACATCACTGAAAGCAATGCACCTAATCTTCTATTCTGTGTCTTAGATAGTGCCACTAAACATGGAACCACTCCTTGCCTTCAAATAAAAGTGCTTCTGCTTCCCTTCTTCGCACTAAGCCTTGCAGCACTTCACCACCTGCTTTGTTCCATCTTTTCATCTCTGATGGTACATCCTCGTATCTTGCCTGATTCAAAACAGTCAACATTGTTGAGTTCTTGAGGTTTGTTGGACCCAAGTTATAAGTCCAAGCCACTAAAGCATCAAATTGACATTGTGACAGACCAACTTTTACCAAAGTTTCTACATATTCTTCATACTCTGATAACTCTGTGTCTAACATTGCCTCTGCTTCCTCTTGTGTTATCTTTAAACCTACTGCTACACCTTTTGTATGCCCATATCCGATCGTCCATACACCTACGCTATCTTGGTAGGCTTCTAACTCGCAACCTTCAAATTTTTTTATAAGGGCAATACCTTCTTTTGATATCTTCATACTACTCTCCCCATGTCCCATCTTCTTGGACTTTTGCTTTTTTTGTTCCGCCCCAGTATTCAACTGCGTGTCCTTCTTTTTTAAGAAGTTCGCAAATATCTTCTCCTTCCTCTGTGTGAGGGATTCCCAAAATCCTGCCATATTTACCGCTCCCTAATGATAATAATTGTAATTTTTCTCCGCATAACTCTATCAATCTATCTTTTGCCTTCAACCCTAGAGCCTTTTCTGCGAGATTCCTTGTCCTGCTTTCTGGTGTATCAATGCCTGCTAACCTTACTCTTTGTTTAGATAAGATTACTTCAAAACCTAAATCTATATCCACGTCTATAGTATCGCCATCAATAACTTTGACTAAACGACAATTGTAATAATATGGTTTATTGCTCATTTTTATTATCGCTTGTTACCATTCTATAGTACACAACTACCTCTTTGAGTTCCTTAATGTACCTTTTCAGTTCCTGCATATTGTAAGCCATTAGCTCATAATCTGGTATAGACATCGCTACGAAAACAACTCTACCTTCCTCTCGCTCAACAGTTTCTAAAAAGCTATCCATGTTTTTATCAGAAACGACATACCAGTAAGGAGCTTTTAATTGTAACTCCCTTGGCAAGATAGGTTGAGCAATCTTCCTTTCAACTGGCTTAGATATTACATCTACTTGTTTAGGGATTAGACTGCAACTGTAAGCCATCATCAAGACTGTCAATATTGCGACTGTCTTGTTCAATGCTTTCAAATACTTCTTTTGTGCCATTGTTTACTCTGGTTTCTATGAGATTAGGTTTTGCTGCTGCAAGTTTGCTGAGATTGTGTCTTTTGAAGATATCTAAATATCTATTCATTTCAGCTTCTATTTCTTGGTTTTTGGCTTGTAAGTTTAAAAGTCCTTGAGTTTGCATCTGAAAATCAGATTGCAAGGTTTCAATAGTAGCTTTTTGCTCCTGATCTCTGAGGTCAAAGGCTTGATTCAATGAACTAAGTCTTTGATTTTGAAAGTAAAGAAAACCAGTGATTGCAACTAGAATTACAATTATGCCAAGAAATATCTTGCTCATGGTCTATTATTTTAGTTTTTATCCGCTGCCTTGTCTAATAACTATCGTTGAAGAACTACCACCATTTACTCTAACTTGATTTTGCACACCATCTTGATCAAGTATAACTGTGTAAGAGTTGTTACCATCAATAGTGATATTGGCATTTGAGCTCACTTCTCTTTTCATGCTTATTGATTGACCTGACACGACAGTAGTAATTTGAGTGCTGCTATCTTGACCTACAGCTGTGCCTTTAATGTCTATGGCTGTGGCTACTTGCTTGATCTCATCTTCTTCTTCCAATGCATCTAGCTCATTTATTATATCTAGTAAATCTTCTAAGAAGTTTACATTTAAAGCATCGTAGTCTAATTCAGTAAATTCTAAATCTTCTGATTCAAGCTCATCTTCCGCTAGTGCATCATATTCAAGTTCATCAAAATCTAATATGTCGCTTTGGCGAGAGTCAATAGCTTCTTCTTCGCTTTCTTTTCTCTTTGGTGGAGAAACAATCAACATGTTGTCTATAAAATCTAATGATAAATCAAGGATAACAGGGTCAGATGGGGGACTTTCAAATGTCGTAGTCGTGGTCGCCTGATATGGTTTGTTAAGTATTACCTCTCCTAATGCTGTCGTTACTACTATTTCTCCTGATGATGTGCCATCAGGGTTAGGCAAAAGGATAAATAGACTCTCACCTGTATCTGCCTCTACTGTGACTGTAAAATCTGTTCCTCTTATTCCTACAGTTGCACTGTTTGTCCTAAGAACCATGTTTTTTTTTGGAACAGAACCTAGTAAACCTGTTGTGAATCTAGCAGTGCCTTTTACAAAATTGAGTGCAAGTTTTGAATTGTCTGGGTTTGGGTCAAAAACGAACTCATCAATAATGACCTCTGAATGTTCTGTAATCTTGATAGTAGTATCGTCTATAAAACGAATACCCATACGACCTGATTCAGTCTGTGCTTTGTCATAAGATTGTATGCCAAAGTCAGTTATTACCTCATAGGGTTTTTCTCTTTCTATCTGTGCAAAACCAGAAACTTCTTCTACAGAACCAATGTCAGCAACTTGTGGCTGTGCCTTGATCGTTTTGGATGATACAGAAAGTACCATTATTACCACTAGAAATAACCCTGAGCCAATCGTTATCCAATGTACTTGCTTGTGTAACATTTAAAGTTCTTGAGTTGCCTGTGTGATCTAAATAAAAATAACCGCCCTGATATCCGTCACCATTGTAATTGATTGTGTTTGAGTCGCCATCAATATCCATGTAGTTAGTGGCTAAATCCACATCAATATCTACATCAATGGTATTACTATCGCCCTGTATAATCCAATCAAGGTCTAAAGTTGATGCCATAGCTGCAGTTGCTTGATCTAAAGACATATCATTTGAGTTACCAGTCACATCTATGTTTAAGTTAGATGTGTCCGCCCCATAAGTGTTGGTGGGGTCAACTTGGATATCAAATATGTTGCTATCACCATCAAACTCAAAAAACCCTGTGAAAGTATCTGACGTAATATCCCCTTTGAATAAGTTGCTATCACCTATTTGGTTGATATCAATGGTCATAGTATTTCCATCTAAATCTAAAGGGGTCATAGAACCTGCAGTCGCAGATTGACCACCAATCAAGTTTCCTGAACCTAGCTGTTCAATATCTAAGTTCAAAGTACCACCTAATTGATCTATTGATACTTCATTGTCTGCAGCAAACAACGAAAAAGAAAAAATAAAAACTATTGCTCTAATCATCCTGTTTAAAACTCCAAAGATTTTTTTTAGCTCCCTTCTCTATGATTTTGAGAACCGCAAATTCAATGGCGGATTGCAATGCAATAGTTACAGATTCATTTTCCACATTTCCATTCTCTATTTCAACTAATTCTGTATCATCTTTGACGAATCTAAACACATCTCCACTTTGTCCATGACTTAATATGGTTTTTGTAGTTGTAACCTCTAATAATATGCGTCCAGAAAGCACAGAAACGAGCCTGAGGCTCAAAGTTACTGTATCTTGTCTATATTGCCTACTTAGACCAATTCCGAGCAATCTAGCCCCATTTCCGCCTGATCTGACATTTGACTCATAACCAACAATAGCCCCCTCAAACAACATACCTGCAAATAACAATGGTTTGAGTTTTTGTTCGTCCTTGAAATCTAGTCTTGAACTTCTGATTATTTGTCTTTCTTTTGTGAGATTATCAAGACCTACCCTCTCCACCACAGTAAAAAATTTACCATTGGCAGCGTCCTTGAGTGCTTTTATGAGAAGGTTGTATGGAGCTTGTGTAACTGCAGTTGAAAAAGAGGCATAAGTACTGTTTGATCTTCTTTGTCCTGTTTGATCTAAAAAACCAGTAGGGTAAACAGCAACTACAAGTTTTTCTCGTGGTGGTGTCTGATATGCAAGTTCATAATTGATGACATCATTTAGATGCGGATATTTTGATATACGAAAGTTTTCTAGTTTATTTTTAGGTAATGCTCCGCAGCTAGAAAGTAAAACTATTGATAGGAAAAGTAATGACAGTAACATGACCTTCCTCATCTGTAATAGTAAGCGTAATCGTTTCATCATCTGACTCATATTCAATGGTGTTACCCTCTAACTCAATAGAACCCTCTTTTGAGGCAGTTTCTCCGAAAAGATTTTCTACAAGTTGCCTTGATAGTTGTGCATACACTCTACTTTCTAGGTTACGAATGAACCTAGACAAAGTGGTGTTGTTTTCTTCCCTTTCTAACTCTTCCGCTAACGCTTTGATTTCTTCTAATAATGTTTTCTTTCTAGTGTGTTCTTGATTTTCTATAGTCAAATAATGTTGTGATGTATTGATGCCAGAGAAACTTGGCGATTTGAATTTGAAAATCATCTCATCTGTAAATACAAAGTTTGAAAACAACAACAAACATATGACAAGTAACACAAAAAATATTATTGTTCTTAGCTGTCTTTTTTTATATTCCCACCAATCTCTCATTAGTCTTTCCTCTGATCGTCTCTATCTGCTTTAGCTATTTTATCCTTTTGTACCAATTGTGGTACTCCTAACATGGTTTTTAATAAAGTATCTTGCCTGATTATCTCATTATCTACACTTCTGACTCTGTCAATCAAGGCAACTAATATACCTTGTTGTGCATCTAATTTAGTTTGTAATCTATCTTCCATAGCTTTTAGTTGCTCGTTTACCTTATCATCAACTACATCTATTTTTGACTCCATGCCATCTATAATTCTATTAATAAGTTTCCAAACAAATATTCCAAGACCAAGAGCAGCAGCAACAGGGAAACCCAGTTCTGTTATCAATCTTACTATATCGTCCATTAGGTTGGTTTAGTCGGAAAGGTAATATCTTCCCATGATGTTGCATCAGGAAAGTCTGTAGGAATATCTCTTATCTTTTGTCTATAAGTAGCCCACTCTGCCTTTTTTGTATCACTCAATGGCGAGTCAGGTAATTGTGTCCAATCAGACGCTTGTAACTTTAGCAGTCTTTTATTTTTAAGTGCATCTTGAAAACTAATCATGCTGCTAATCCTATAACTTGTACCAATGCAAAAGCTAATCCTCTTTGTCCTGCACTATTAGTATCTGTATCTTCCATTTGACAGAAGATCGCTACATTATAAGTAGTACTTGGTTTAGCTGTAAAAGAAGATGCAATGTAAATAGAGGATTGTGCTGCTCTACCTGTAGAAAACAAGAAGGTAGAAACAACATAATCACTTGCAGTATTAGAAGTCATGCTTGAATTATTTTCTCGCATAGCCACTGCTGTAGCAATTTCCTCGTCCCCACTATAACTGCCTACAGGTGTTGCACTAAATATAAGTAAATGTGTTCTATTGCCAGAGAAAGCTCCTGTTGTGAAACTTGATGTTTTTTTAGCACTACCGCCCAATAGTCCACTGCTAGAGGAATTATGATAAGGGGCAGCTCCTAACCAAGTGTTCTCTGCTAACGAAGATACATTTGATACAGATATGATACTTGACGACATATCAAAGAACCCTGTTCCAATAGAATTAGACAAAGCATGACTTCCTACATTTATGTTAGAGCCTAATGCTCCATCTCCAACCTCGCCATCTTTTATTGCATCTGCTCTAACAGAATCAGTGTTTAATTGTGGATGGTCAACTGCGTCATCTTTAATCTGATCTGTATCTACAGAGTTATTAGCTAATTGATCTTCCTCTACTGCATTATCTGCTAATTGACCTGTATCTACCTTTGCAAAACTAGCGTTACCTGCAGAAACAAAACCAGACGAATGCGTGCCGCCATGATTGATTGCTCTTACCCAAAAATAATAAGTTGTCCCTGCCACTAATCCATCTTGTATTCCAAATTCTGCCTTACTGATAGCACTTGGTTCTCCATAAACTGTTTGGACAAGACCTTGAGAATCATTTGTTGGAGCAGTGCTTGATGTTCTTCTATAAACTTTGACTGCTCTTAAATCTGTATCACTAGGATTAGTCCATGATACTGTAAGACCGAGTGCATTCCCTGATGAAACAGATGCACTTGTAGGACTGTTTGGAGCAGTAGTGGGATAATTAATTGTTGTGTCACTAAAAGTAGCAACATCTGAATAAACATTGTCATAGGTAAAATGCCTAACTCTAACATTATAAGTTTGACCAACAGTCACATTTGGAATGACTGCTATTGTCTGACCCTTGCCTGATATTTGAGATGTGTATGTAGAGTCAGAATTTAGTTTGTATTGAACCTCAGTTCCTTGTATGGCTTCATTGGCAGCGTTAGTCCAGACAACTTTTAAATTTACTTTTGGTGTTGCTCCATCAATAGTAGCTGTTTGATTTATAGACCCTGCTGTTGGAGCTGTCACAGTCAAAGCCCCTGATGTCAAATCACTTCCCTCAGCTTGTATAGTTGAATATTCATTGGTGGCAAAGTCATAAACGCTTGTACTGATTTCTTTCAAATCTAGCTGACAAGCAATAAAAGGGTTGTCATCGCCTTCTAAAACCATGTTAACTGCCATTACTTCAAATAACTTATTGCTGAAAGATAATCTTTCGTTAGTGATTTGGACATAATCTGCAGGTTGTAATTGTAAAAATTTTAGTGTCGTTGTTACCCTAATGGTTGTTGTTTCTCTTTGATGTAATAAGGCAATTTTCCCAAGTCTTTGTGCCATTGTGTTTGATGTAGTGAAAGGTAATCTGACTTCCATAGTTTTTACAAAATTGGCTGAAGTTTCACCACTTGGAGTATCGGCAGATAAGAAAGTTGAGTTCTGTAATATCGGTGTATCTGTAGGGATAAATTTTTGGTTTTCGTCAGAAAACATTGTTTTAACAGTGTTGTAGAGATCTCCTTGTATGCTTTTCGTGGTAACTGCAATTGGAGAAAGGCAATCATCATCTGTTATGGTTAAACTTGCTGTCTGATTTGCTCCTGCAAACGCATTAAACTTCCCATTGGAGTAAGTCATAGTTCCTGCCATAGAACTTGTTATACCTGCGATTATATCTTCTCTAGTTGCAGCAAAATTTGTGAATCCATTACAGGTATATCTTTGCTCTGTCGTACTTCCATCTGCAAGGGTTACAGTTTGCTCACAAGTATTAGCTGCAGCAGCAAAACCTCCTGCATTTGTGGTGTCGTTTATTTCACCTGAAGTAACACCAACACCATAACTTGTATCAGTAAGAATATCTCTTAAAACTAATGCAGGGTTATTTCCTATGACTTTATTTGTACTATCTGTAAAAGCTGTTTCTGAAGTTCTTGGATCAAAAAGTTTTTTACCTCTCACCTCAAAACTTATATTAGGAACATTAGGTAGTTTTTCTGAATCGTAAACCATTTGCATATAAACATAAGCACAGTTTTTAAAGATATGTGTGTTAGGCACTGAGGTCGTATTTAGTTGTGCCTGTGCAAAGCCATCAACTGCTGTTTGTGTTCCATCGTGAAAAGTAAATCTTATTAATGCCCCAGAACCTAAATTATTTGGGTTATCGGAATTTTCAAAGAAATTAGCTGTTACAGTGTGAACAGTTTCACTATTTATAGATGTTGATGAGGTTTCAGATCCTAAAGCTAAAGCCTTATCGTTAATAAATACTTTTTGTAGGCTATCTATAGGATGACCTGCTAATACAGTAAATATGTGTAAAACAGAGTTATCTGTTCCAGATGTTTCTATTTGAGTAAAAGTTCCACCTATCCTGCATTGACCATAAACAATCTGTCTTGGGGCAGTTGGATTTTTTGTACTAACTTTAGTCCCAAAGTTGTCGCCTAATCCAGATGGAAGTTTTTTGGCAGTCATCATTGATATGCCTGTAGAAACAAAAGCCATAGTAGCAGCAAAGGCTATAGCTGCCCCTGCTGATCCCTGTGTAAGACCAAATATTGCGGGAGCAGCTAAACCTCCTGTTCCGCCTGAGGCAACAATTATGCCTACTACTGCTGCTGCTAATATAGCTGATTTTGCTGCTTTAGCCATCTATTCTCCATACCTTCTTAGCTACATGATTATCTCGGTATGCGTAACCATAATCTGTAATACAAACAATAAGATTACCAGTGCAGACTCCCATCAATTCTTCAAAATTATTTTCACTATCCTCAAGTAAGACAATGTCTCCTGCTGTAATAAATGCTTTATTTAAAGTTGATAAACCAGCTTTTTTTAGATATTTACTCGCAACCTTATTCAAGGTTTTACCATTCTCCTTGATAAACATTAGAGCTTCTTTTTTATTAGACCAACTTTTTTTAAGAATCTGCTCTCCTGTCATGGCTTCTATTGCGTCAATGACTAAAATACAACAATCCCATTTACCCCATTTGAATACATGGTCTTGTCTGTTTTCTAAGAAGTTAAACAATTGCATTTCCCACTGTGGTAATTTTTTAATCACTTCATTACTCCACCAACACCATCGTCTATACCACCAGGTCCACCTGATGATCCTCCGCCCCCATCTAATGTTCCGCTTGTAGAGGTTGTTCTTCCCCACAGGACTTCTTGATCTGCTAATTTAAGAACTCTATTGAAAGCTGTATCAGTTGTTCCTCCTGCAACGAACTTCTGTGATTCTTTGTTGTATCGCAGCATAGATGCTTTTTCTAAGTCAATAAGACGATTCTCTGCATTAACTGTGACAGTAGAACCAGTAGTATCATCAGAAATGTTCATAGATGTCATTCTTCCTGTAAAAGCATTCATTACTCCTTTTACTTCGTTTGTACCGCCATCTAAAAAACCGAAATGCACGATTAGCTTTCTATTTTGAAAATTTTCACTTAAGGCATAACTTAAAACTGTTTCGTCCATTCCTGAAAGCGAAACAGTAATTCCATTTGTTTTCATCTCTTTGGTTTCTTCAAAGCCACTGACTGCCAACAAAGTACCTGCCCCTGTGTAAGTTTCGCTATCTATCGTTATGTCGTCTATACCAGACCAAACCAATATATTGCCTGAATCAAAGAATGCTTTAACTGCAATGAAAGGAAAAACATTCTCTTCTGATAAAGCACTGACTATTGAAGAATCAAGACCTTGTCTTGTAGCCATTTAGATTTTCTCCTGACAACTAAAGGAAATCCTATATATTGAGTTCCTATCAGCAGACCAACTTATTTGATTGTCAATTAACCTAAAAAGACCTTTGGGTGAACTAAATTTGACTAGGTTGTTATCTGCTAAAGCTGATCGTAATTTAGGCTCTACCCCTACTGCAAACTTATTAGCTCCTCCGCCTACTACTGTTTCTGTTGCTGCCTCAGTCACCAAAAGAAGTTGCACAGGTTGACTTGTGGTAGTTGTTCCGCCTAGAACACCTAAATAATCTCCAACTGCAATAGTCCCTGCAGCAGAGTTACTTGTAGCTAAAAGCGATAAGCCCTGCGAACCTTTTATGTTCTGTTGAACTTTACAGCCAGAAGTCCCTGTTTCGCCTGTAAGCGTAGAATCTACGACAACAACTGTATTGCTTGTTACTGTCGTTATTTTATGTGTTCCGTTGTTTGCCTCGTTGTTTGCTCCTGTCACAACTATGTAGTCGCCTACTATTGCATTGGCAAATGTAGAAGCTCCTGCAGTTATTGTGCTTCCAGAAAAGGTCAAAGCGACATTGGTGTTAGATATTCTAGCGTTTGCTTTCAAATCATCAGCATCGTATGTACCTGTGTTAGTTAAAGCGTCTGGATCTGCAAATTTAAAAACATTTGATGTGCCTTTTAATCTTGAAAGAAATGACTGCCAATTTACAGCAGTTGATCTATTCATAGGTGGTAATGTCACATCAGCAGACCAAAAAACATTATCAAACTCTTGCGTTTTTTGTTGACCAGAAAAAGGACTAATAGTTTGTCCTATCGTTCTTACTAAAGTGAACTCACTTGCTAAAAAATTAGGTGTTGTAGGCATAGTTAGTTCTTTGCTCATCGCATACCTCTTCTAAATGAACCACCCCTCATGTTTGCTTCCAAGACTGCAGCTTTAGATACATCTGCTATTTGTGGCAACATCTTGGTTATTTCTGCTTTTACTGTTGGTACTATTCCTGTGCTAAAGCTAATGTTTTGCACAACAGAAATACCGCCTCCGCCTAAAGCAGATTTAGTGTCAGCATTATTCATTATGTTACCTGCGGAATGCGGAACAAAAAGCTCTGGACCTCTTTCCCCAACAAGCATAGGTCTACCATGACTTGCTCTTCCTCCACCTGCTGATCCTGTTCCTCCACCATCTGTAGTTCCCAAACTTGGAAATATCCCTTTTAATATTGGCTCAACTACTTGCAACCTAATAAATGTAGCAATAATTTCTGACACAATACTTTTTGTGAAATCAGAAAAAGAAGATAAAAGGTCTTTACCCTCTAAAAGAGCATCGGCAAAGTCTCTTGAAAGGTTCTGAGCTGCTTCTAAGATTACTGTGTCTAGTTCTCCCATAGCTTTTGTAAATTCTGATGTCTCTTCTTTGCCCTTATTCATCAATGCAATAAATTTAGGAGAAGCCATAAATTCTTCAAATAAAGCGTCTTGTGCTGCTATCATGTCAAATTCATTTGCTAAAAGATCTTCTTCCCCTCTTCTAATATCTGCTATGACTTTTCCCCCAAAGCCTTTTTCTCTTTTAAGTTGGTTTGCCTTTAAACTATCTTGAATAAGTTTTCTTTCAGCCTCAAGAACTCTAATTTGTTCTGTAGGGTTCATAGTCCCTGTTTTATCAAAAAGCGTTTCATTACCTGTTATTGCTCTAACAGTCCTAGCAATATTTGATGCAAGATTACCTAATTTATCTGCCATGCCGCCTAGAAAATCTCCTAAACCACCTTCAAACACTGCGTTTTGTAATTCTTTGAAAGCAATAGTCATATTTGATGTCTTGGTGGATAAGTTATCCATTTTATTTATCATTGCCCCACCAAACTGCTCTTGCATACCATCAATTAACATTTGAACCATAGCTGCTGCTCCCTCTGCAGTTTGTCCAAACTTAGAAAGCTCTAATCTTGTAACACCTAAAGCATCGGTCAAGATTTTTGTTGCAGGAATACCTCTGTCATCTAATTGGTTGATTTCTTCTAAACCTAAACCACCTGCAGCAGACCTTTGTACCAATCTGACCATTGCATTGAAAGCTCCTAATTGATCAATTGAAGTAGAGGCAGTATCAGCAAAGGTTTGCAACATACCCATGTTCGGTTCTATTCCTGCTCCTTTCAAAGAAATAAATGCTCTAGTTACATCTTCTATCTGGAAAGGTGTAGTTTGTGCAAAAGTAAGAATACTATTGAATGCAGCGTCTCCTCTTTGAACTGAACCAAACACTTGATTCAAAGAATCTCTCATATCTTCAAATTCAGATCCTACTCTTGCTATTCCCTGAACAGCAGCAATTCCACCTAATCCAGCAGCAACAGTTCCCAATAATGGTATTAATGTTTTCGCAGAGCCTATCATTGGCAGAAAAGCTCCTCTACCCTTTTGTGAGGTTCTTCCTAAACTACCTTCAATGTTACGCAGTTTGGCATTCAGATCTTTGGTATCTGCTTTTATCTCTACAATTAATTCGTCAACTGTTTTAGCCATTAGTCAGGGTATAACTCCATAAGTTCTTCCAATTCATTTCTAGACATGGGTTGTTCGGATTCGGCTGCATGAAACTCTTTGAAGCCTCTAATAGCAGCATACATTTCAATAGGCGATAAATTCCAAAAGTCTTTAGGTCGCATCGCCATAGTGCCAAGACAGATTTGCATGAACCTTGACCAACTGATAGCTTCATCAGTTATGCTACTTGCTGAGACTTTCCCTCTTCTTCTCCGTCTGGATCGCTTAAGGTTTGTGCCAGAAGTTTTGCGACTTCTGTACTAGCAGCAACAATGCCTATGTCACTGATTATCTTACCGACTTTTTTATCATCAAAATCATTACCGCCACCTCTGAGTGCAGCTTTTAGAACTACGATAAGTTCTCTTAGCCTTACATCAGCTTGTGCAATACGAGAAGCGAGTTTGAGAATGCCAGAGTCTAGTTCATCTTCTATGCGAACTAGAGCATCAATATTTAGCCGAGCCTTATAGGTTTCTGAACCTAGAGTGATTTGTATTTCACCCCTTAGTGGATTCGTCATTTGACTTTACTCCTGAACTTCCCTTTGGAAGCTCTAATGTTAAATAAACAAGATCGTCTCTTTCATCTACTTTTGAATCTAAAACTTTGTAAGTTTTGCCATCAACTTCAACTTCTGTGACATCTTTACCTAATTTATTTGGGGCAGAAAGGACATCTTCATCAAGACTTGCTTGAATAGTGTCCTTGCCCTTTTTAATCTCTACAGTCTTAAACATATTACGCTGCTGAGAATGTTACTGCCCCACTAGACTCTAGTGTTACAGAATAAGTTGCCTCACCATTGTACTCACCTGCAAACTCTAAAGAAGTTACTTGAAAACTTCCTGTGTAAGTTCCCAAATCAGGAATAACAAAATCGTAAGTATTAAAAACAGATTCACCAACGGAAGTTCTTAATTGTTGCTCAGATGTGCTGTCCGTGAAAACACCAGACCCACTGATGGTCAATGATTGTATTCCACCTTGAGCTAAAAGAGTTCTTTTGTTGGAAGAATCCTTGTTGGTTACATCAACCATTTCGTCATTCAAAGTAATAGAAGAAGATCTCAAGCCACCTACTGTAACTTTTGATCCACTCACTGTTGCTTTAATGAGAACTGCTGAACCTTTCTGTGCTGCCATAATTTATCTCCTATTATGAAGTTCCTAAAATTATTGCACGGAATCGCATGACACCATGTCTGGTAATCCCATCTGGGTCTTTTAGTATATCACTAAATTCAAACCTTAAATTAACAAGATTGAATCCTGTAACACTTAGACTACTATTGTGAAGTAGAGTGTGAATTCTGTCCATAATATTTTTTGTTTCCTTTGCCCCTGCGTATTGTGACCAAACATGAATGGTCATCGTGAACTCGCCACCATCAAGATCTTTTGTGTCGTATTCAATAGCTGTATCGTCTGCTATCTCTACAAAGGGATAAGAAGCTGTCTCTACGACTTCATCGTAAACACCTGCTCCAAGCGTTGATGTAAGGTTACTATCGCTGTTCAGGGTTGAATAAATAGCTGTTTGTAAGGCAAATTGTCCTATGCTCATTTAATGTACTTACCCTCCCCAAATATTTTTTGTATTTTTCTTTTATTTTTTTGTAAGGCAGGTTGCATGAAAGGTCTCGCTTTCATGTTTGTTGTACCGAATTCTAGGTGTGCTGAATAAGGAGCTGATGAAACTATCTGCCCTATAACCTTTTTGCCTTGTGTTTTTACTTGTGTAGAGACATTAGAAACTAAAAATCCTGTATCGGTTGCAGGCGGTTGACCAGGAGCAGATGCGGTATGGGTTCTCCTAGGATTATAAAGTTCGTAAGTTTCTCCAGTCTTTGCCCCTCTTTGTATGCTTTCTACAACATGGTTTCTAACAATAGCAACTGATCTATTCATTTTTGTTTTTGTTTCAAATAAAGCATCTTTAGTGAATCTTTTCTTAAGACTTTTGTTAAAAGCAGTCAAGTTCTTTATATCAAACTTAATTTTCAATTTGCTACTCCTTCTTCACAGATCAAAAGCAAATATCTATCTCTTTCATCAATGTTTCTTACCCCTCTTATGTTGAAGTTACGAGAACCATACTGAATGCGGTAATTTGTGCCTATATCGCTGCGAAAACGAATCGTGATGTGATGAGTTTGGCTTTCTTGAACTTTACCCTGCCTAACCCCTTCTTTGTTGCTGACAGGCTTTATATTCGCCCAAAGCAAAGCAAGAGTCGTAAATGTTTTAGCCGCTCCACCGCCTGAATCTGTCGTATGAGAAGGCGATTGTAACTTGACTTGATGTCGCATCATGCCAATGCTCATCTTAACCTACCGATAGGAGAGAATTAGAATACAAACCCTTCATGACTACATAAGGGGCATAAAGTTTTTGCATTGATGGTGGGTAGGCTTGAGCCGAGTACATATCGCCCCTGTGTTCATACATATGAGCAATGTGTTGCAACATCCCCAACCTTATTGGCTCTGGAATAGCATAAGGAGAGGTATATCCAGTGACATACACAATCTTGATGGCATTTGCTACTCGTAAAGCAGTTGGGAATGTTTCTCCGTTCCTTAAAACAATCCTTGATGGTTCTCTGACATTGTCTAAGAAGTATCTGGTACTAGCAAAAGTTGTTTCTGTGTCCTCGTCATTAAAGGTACTTACAGAAGTAACAGAAACCACAGGTGGTCTAGCTAGTGTTATGTAATTCTTGTAATAGGTAAGGTAGGGACCAGTTCTAAAGCCTTCAAACAATGGATCTTCCATTTCATCATAACCATCTATGAACTGGGTTATGGTTTGTGTCATAAGTGATCTGCCTAAGTGTTCTTCGGCAAACCTTCTAGCAGTTTCTATGTAAGGTCTAATTATTTTTTCGTCTGTGCTGTCCTCTACACGAAGGTAATCTTTTACTTCCTGCAGCGTAAGTGGCTCTTGTGTTGGAGCTGTGCTTATTTGTAATCCTGCCATTAGAGTAACCTCTCAAGTATGGTTGCTCCGACTAACAAACCATACAGACCAATGATCATACCCTCTATACGAGCAAACCTACTTGCCCCTGAGTCTAATCTTTTCTCAATGTTCCTGTATCTTTCAGCACATACCAATTGATGTGCATTCAGATCATTTTGAACTTGATTTGCTGTCGGCTTTTCCAGAGTCGGCATCTTTTTCTCCTTCTTCGGAGTCTGCTTCATCTGAATCAAGACTTTTTTTCAAACTCAAACCATACTGATTGATGAGCATATTCACTTCTTGCCCTCTCAATGAAATCTGATCTCTTTCCTGTGTTAGTTGTTGTATTCTCCCCCAAAGATTTACTTGTTCTTCGGTAAAAGAATCAATCTCATAAACACTGGCTTCACCAGATTCGTCAGTAATAGTAAAAGTTTTACTTTCTTTAGCGTCTGCCATATTTACTCCATAAAAAAATTATTCTATCACACTAAAGCTATCCCTCTAATGTTTCTATTCTAGTTTTAAGACTGTCATTTTCTGCTTTCAACTCTTGTATTGCTTTAACTAACATTGGAATCATTTTTGTCTGTGACATAGTTTTGAAGTCATCAACTTCTACACCATCTACTTTACCCTTTCCTTCTTTCGTATATTGAGGTGCTACAGTTTTGACTTCATCTGCTATAAAGCCATATCTTGTAGTTGTTTCGTCTTCAGGACTATAAAATTCTGATTTAGTATTGTATTTGAAAGTGACTGGTCTTAGTTGATTCAGAATATCTAATCCATCAGTTAAATCTGCAACATCAGATTTGACACGACTATCAGAAGATAATGTATAAACAACACCACCAACTGTAGATGTATTTCCAGATTGGTCTACCTGAAATGTTAGGGTATAAGAAGTTCCTGATGAAGTATATCCACCAAGAGTGCCGTTGTTTACAGTCCATGCAGCTCTAACATTGTAATTTGATGTGTGATACCCTGCTGTAATCCATGTCCCTAAACCACCATTGGTAATTCCGTAAGATGGGTAAACATTTGCAAGAGTTCCGCCTTTTAGCTCTATTGCAGGATAATTGCTGTTGTTTGCGGTTGCTCCTTCTACTTTTAAATAATTTGCTGCGGTAGTTCCACCCCCTGTATTTGTGATACTTGTACCTGATGCTGTAATTCTCATTACTTCAGTAACACTACTATCACTACCAGAGGCAGCTACATAAAATTGTAAATTTCCAGCATCACCATCAGAAGTTGGAGTAAAGATTCCTGCTTTTCTGTAACCTGATCCACCAATATTTATACCGCCACCTCTTGTCTGTAAAATTCCTGCTATATCTGTAATAGGGGCTGAAAAACTAAGACCACTATAGTTACTCGGAGTACGACCAATCCCAACATTACCAGAAGAATCAATACGCATCACTTCTGAACCAGCAGTTCCAAAATTCATATTGTCATTGGTGTGTTGATATTGAACATAACCACGATATGAGGCATTACCAGATGTACCATCTGCCATAAAGATAGATGATTCACCAGAAGTGCTACCAACTATAGCCATACTTGCGTTTCCACCTGTATTGGTAAGAACTATTCTGTCAGAAGAATTGTATGAAGTGACACCCATGTAAACAGTTTCGCTACCTGCTACTGTGAAATGTATTTCATCATCTGTAGCCGCATCAATTTTCGTATCGCCATCGGCATCTAAGACAAGATCGCCCCCATTTAATCCTAGTAGTTCTGCAGGTATTTTTGTATTTGCCATTAGTCTGCCTCTTCTATGGTTAGTGTTCCTGCATCAACTTGTGCCATTATATTGTCAAAATGTCTATTACCTTTTATCAAAGGTATTAATAAAGTTTTGTCGCTACCTACAACTGTGGCTCTTATGCAGTTTTTTTCGTTAGATAAATTATTCACATACTTTGCTGAACTAAAATTTATTTTATCCATAATTATAACTCCGCATCAAAAGCAATAAATGAAGCATTGTTGTAAGTTTCAACCCAACCTGCAACACCTTCTGTTCCAGATATATTACTAGCTGCAAAAATTGCAAAACTTATGGGATTGGCATGACCTTCTATACCATTAAATCCGTCAAAATAATCTTGAGCTCCGCTACGAAAAACTCTGTAATAATTAGTTCCTGTAGCTTGTTCTAAACTAGGAATTCCTCTTAGTTGACAAGGCAAATGTATGACTCCAAAAATTCTGTCTGACATATAATAAGAACAGTTCATTACAGGAAGTTGATTTTCATTTGTTGTTGTCATTTTTGCAACAACACAATAATATCTTTGGCACAAAGCTAATTCTTCTCCATAACTTAAATGTTCAAAAGGTGTAGCGTTGTCGCCTACTTCTAGTTGTACGCCTGTTATGTACCAATCATTTGATGTGCTATCTGCTAAGTTCACTACTCCTACAGCTCTAGTGTTATTTGAAACGCTTGAATTCCAAGAGTTATTCAAAGAACCGCCACCAGAATAATTTGAACCTGCTGCCAACCACCAATACATTAACAGTTCACCATCGGTTGTATTCTGAAAAGCTAAAGCAGTATCACCATCAATCGTTATTTTTTTCTTTTCCCAAGTATCTGCGGAACTTATCGTATAGCTTTGAGATTGTAATTTTATTCCTGCGGAGTTGTTATTGTAAAACTCAACTATGTATGTTCCTGTTTTTGCTGACCTTACCCAAAAGGACAAAGTGAGTTTCTCAGCAGAGGATGTTCCATATTTAAGATGTTGTAAATTAATGCCCTCTATTTTTTGTCGCCAGATTAAATAATCTCCTGCACTCAATGAAGAATCTGCTGTTGT